AATTCCCAACGTTCAACTTTATACATTTTACCCAATCAATGGTGGTTGCTCAAATCCAGGAATAGCATCTATTTGTTCTGAAATATCTTTTAAAGTATCGCCATCTGCACCACGAATATTTTCTTCAACAATTCCAAGATCACTCGTTGTCGTTACACCATAATCAACTAAAGAAACATCCACTTGAGCACCGACATCAGCAGTTGAAATATTATTAAGACCAGCAACAGCAGTACCAACTGAATTAACATCATAAGCACCAACGCCATAATCCTTAACATATTTTCCAGGTTTCGTAACACTATTAATCATTACTCGCCATTTGCCTTGTGCATCTGGAGTAAAAGAACCTTTATAACGTCCAGTGCTACCAATTTCAGTCATTGTCACATCAGGAAAATTACCAACATCTTTCGCACCTGTTTCATCATAGATTTCCATTATAACATCTGTTAACCCAGTAGTCGCACCTGCAGCTTGATAAGTTACTTCTATTGCTTCACCGGCTCTATAATCTTTTTTACCCATAATATAATCTCCACTTCAATTAATCAGCCAATTATAGGCGGATTAAAATTATCAATTTTAGTTTTTAATTCTTCTGTATCTTGTTTTATTTCCATAAGTTCTTGCTTGACATCTTGTTCAAATTTTGTTTCAATTAATTCAGATTCAGACTCCGCCATTATTCTTCCTCTTCCATTTCTTCTGGTGCTTCTTCAAATTCATTATCTTCTTGACTTTCATCGGGTAAAAGATTTTTTAAGCTATTAGCATCTTCTTCTGCTGCTTGTTTTGCTTCTGTTTCCGGATCCATATCTAAAGAAAATACGCCTCTTCGTTTTTGTTCCCTTAATAATGTTACGCCTGTAATTTCACCTGCTTCACGCATTTTAAGCAATAGTTCTTTATCTTGACTATTTAAAATAGTTGCCTCAAAATCACTATAAATTGAAACTTCCATTGTATCTGAGGGTGTTACATCCCGCCATTTACATGCTAATTTCAAAGCTTGCATTAATCCTCGCTCAAGTGCACGAATCCATGATTGTAATTGGCTTATTGTTCGATTTTCACCGATTGCTTCAGCAGTTGCAGTGTCTGGAATATCTTTTATTAATGGCTGATCCCCAAGAATACGCATTTTACATTCAATATCTGTAATATCTTTTTGCCCAGATTCAATAGATTTACCTGTATGTTCTACATATTTTAAATCTGCGTTTTCAGAATCATTGCCTATTAAAATAGCTTTTGTTGGGCCAAGCTCTATTGAACCTACTTCAACAACTTTCTTAGGCATACCTTTTCCAAAAAGTAAACCAAATCTTGAAAAATGTAAAATATTTCGCTGATCAGAATAACTTTGCCAATGAGTAACGTTTAACCATGCTAAATCTATCAGTGGCGGATCTGCTATCATATATCCTATTCTATTAGCATAAATGGTTACAAGAGGAATTTCACCAAATGAATGAGTTCCTGAACCAATTTTAGTATATTTATCTGTATTTTCAGAATCTTGTTGATGCTTTTCCCAACTATTTGGCGTATAAACATTTATATATGTAACTTCTTTATCGCCATAATCACCATCTGGTTCTATTACTACATCTTTAACACGTATTTGAGTTAATTCTTTAGATTTAGAAGTTTTTTCTGCTTGCCAACCAATCAAATCTGGCGGAGCAATATTAATTAAATATACACGCACACCAAGGTTTTTCTCATCAGCTTTTGTAATACTTTCGCCTTCTACAACTGCTTCGACAATAGTGTGATCAACATAAATATATGCAACACCATATTTTATGAGATTTTCTAAAACTTCTTTTATAAAGATTTCTAATGGTTTATTATTACCATCAACATCATGTTCAATATACGCTATTTCTTTGGGCAAATCCGTTATTGTAACAGGATGAGTGAATGGTCTGTTTTTTAATTTATTCAATGTATCTTTATAACCGTTATAAAGAACAGATTTATTTAAACGAGCACTATAAGCCGATACGCTTTCAGCAGATTCCTTTGGCAGCCATTTTTGAGCCGCTATTCGCATCGTTGCTGTTCCGCCTAATAAGTCATGAATTAATTCCCATAACTCAACCATCGATTCATAACTTACACTTGGAATTCCTACTGGTGATTTTTCTACACTTTCAACCATTTATAAATTAAACTCCTATTCTTGCTGTAGAAATTAACACATTATCAAAATCTTGTTCTATACCAATATAATTAATTCCCATTTGTTCAAGAGCAATTAAAGTCGTTCCACTTCCACAAAACGGGTCTAAAATAACTTGTTTATTTTCTTTAGAAGATGGCATTTTAATTAAATTTATAAGATACTTCATTAAACTTAAAGGTTTCACTGTGGGGTGATTGTTCCTTATACATTTTTCTTTTATCTTTTTTCCATCTACGTTTCTTATATGTGTTTTAGAATCGAATTTTCCGCATTTAATGCATGGAACAAAATCCATAAGCCCAGCTTCTTTTTCGCTTTGTTTGGCTTTTGCACAATAAAAGAATCGTGATGCTCCGCCTGAATCGCTATATACATTTTCATCAGTTTTCTGACCGCCGCTAAACATTCCTTCGCCTGAAAATTGAGATACTTTATCTCCTCTTAATTTTGTCCCATGGTCTCCACTTTTACCACTTTGACTATCCATAATTCGTATTGGACAATCAGGGACGCACGCCCAAACTTCTATCGTTTCTTGACCACGATTGCTCGGTGCTTGTGGTTTACAATCTTTTACAAATCCTTCTACTTGATATTCTCTATCATTATAAGTATATCCCCCTTCTGGTGCTCCTTCATTTATTATTTTTGTTCCAACACAAACACAATCTGGTGAATGGCTTAGAATTATGTTTGCTGGCCAACGTCCTTGTGAAATAGTCTTTTTTATATCTGGATTAAATTTACTAACCATAAATCCTGGTTTTTTATTGCCTAATGTTTTATTAAAAGTATTTTTAGCAATATATTCATCCTTATCAACTTTACTTGTTATTCCAATCCTCCCACCATCGATATTCAATCCCGCAACTCCCCATTTCTTAGCGTTTTGTGCATAAGTTAAACCGCTTTCTAATGGCTTCATCGCAACGATAATTGGTTCGTGTGCTGGTTTTAATCCTGTGCCGTACCCATCCCATTGTTTTGCTTTTTCTGTTACAGAAATATTCTTATCTATAAAATGCCCGCCATCTTCTTTCGCTTTATCAATCCAAGGTCTGTTGGCTAAATTTCCACCAGCAGCCCCATGAGCATCTTCTGTCCATTCTTTTTGTCGTTCGGCTCCAGCTTCTTTATCAATTTGTTTTGATATATTTGTCGATTTCGGAAAGCCTTCCCCGTAAAGCCAATCGATTTCGTCTTTAATTATAAAACCTGCATCTTCAATGCTTACTGTTACACGATGATGCGTCCGTGTCCCGCCGAAACATAAAAGATATGCTCCGGGTTTTAAGACCCGTAGAACTTCTTTCCAAAGTTCTATAGAGTAAGCTATGCCTGTAGAATCCCATTTTTTGTTCATAAAATCCATTTCATAAGGTGGATCGGTGAAAATCCCGTCAAAGAAATTGTTTGGAAATTCTTTGAGTTTCTCCTCTGATTTACCGCAGATAATTCTATTAAGTTTTATTTCTATTTCAGTTTGCATTTTCTTTTATAAACTTTTCAATAGAAGTAGAAGGGACAATCATCGAATAACTATAATAAAATCTAACAACCATACCGACTATTTTGTTTTCAAAATCAAATACTGGACAACCACTATTTCCGCCTATTATATGAATGTCTGTTATCATATAAGGCTGAGGCAATAATGGATTTTCATCAAAAATAAATCCGCTACTTATAATTCCAAATGAAGTTATATTAAAAAGATTTTTTGGATTGCCAATACAATAAACTCGTTCACCAACAAATATCTTTGATTCAAATTCTAACTTAGAAATTTTCAAATGTTTAATTTTATCTGAATTAACTTTTATAATGATAATATCATTCGATTTATCAAACGCAACAATATCACCAAAAAGAGTTATGCCTGATTTATTTAATTTATCAGTTTGAAATTTTATTCTAAATCGTTGATCTTCAATAGATTGTCTTTCGTCTATAAGATGATAGGCGGAAATAATTAAACCTTTTTGTTTATTAATTACAAATCCAGTTCCATACCCTTCTGCCTCATTAGTAACTAATACAATTGTAGACACATTTTCTGCATATAAATCTGCGACATTTCGTTGACTGATAAGTGTGCACCCAACAATAACTGATAATATTGCTAAGCACAAAATAATAAGATTTAATTCTCTATTCATTTTCAAAACTTCCTTCTTGTGGATATACGCTCATGTTTCCGCACTGGCTACATTCTGTACCAGAAATCTCTTTATCATAAATCTCGGCTGGAGCAAAGAAAATAGATTTATGGCTGCAAATATCGCAAAAGCCCAAAACGCAAATCCAGGCTTCGTCATCTTCATTTTCTTCAAGTATTGATTTATAAG